GAGGGTGGAATATGATGATCATTCCAATGTCGGATGTTACCACCAACAATAAAACAATTTGTAATTATAAGTTGAAGAAAAATAAAAGTTCTGATAAGAGCAACAAAATCTGCTTCTCTATCATTCTTACCAGATTTATCTCCGAGTGCTTTTGCCCATATTCTCCAAATTCTTCTCATATTATCTTTCTATTATACGATTCTTCATCTCCGTTGTCCAATTATCATAGTAATTTGTCTTCATTAGTTCTTTTCTTTTCTCTAATAAATCTTTTCTGTCTTGAACAATAAGTGCACAAACACCACTATTTAATTGAACACCATCAACATTTTCAATTGAGTCAGGATGCTCATCATAAAACAATAAATGTCGGTATCTTTTATTATATTTCTCCGCAATTTTTTCTAAATCATCACTTGTTGGTAACGCAGTGCCATTGAAGTAATATATTATAACTTCATCTGTGTTATATGGAAAACTAATTAGATCTTGATCTAACCTATCAAAATTCTCAAATTGTTTAATCTTAACGTGACCATCTACCCATGCTTTTTTTGCATAGGGACATGGTGGTAAATTGTCAAAAGCAGGATTTGGTTTGCTTAAAAAATCAAGTATCCATTTTTTTAATTGGTCGGATGATGATTCTGTTGTTTTCATAATCAGGTAAAAATTCTAAAGGGACATCGTGAGGCCAACATAACTCCTCATAAAGAGTGTTGAGTTGACGCATGTCATCATATAAATCAGGTGGTTCATCCATAGTTATTCAAGAGTATAATTCAATAAAACCAATTCTTTTCTGTTTTTTTGTGCCTTAGTATATGTGGCAGTAGATCTCATGGTATATGTATGATCATATTCTACTGCCTTCCAGTCATGAAATCTAAGTTTGTTTAGGTTTGAAGAATTATAACTGACACACATATGATGTTTTGCTTCAGAACATGCTTTTGAGAAGTTTGTATGGTGAAAATACTTATGCATACCTCCCTTCTTACCATACAAATTTGATCCTATCTGATACGGAGGGTCAAGATAGATGAATGTGTCCTCTCCACCTAACAAAAACTCGTATGATACGTTAGTTATTCTCCAATTTCTTATAATTCCTGAGTATTCTGGCAATCTTTCGATACCTCTCATCGAAAAATTAGAATCACTTGCCTGTTTTGAGAAGGATGATGCCTCTGATAGACCAGAAAAACTACATTTATTGATAATATAGAAAGCAATTGCTCTATTTAAGTTATCTGTGTTCTTATCTGCAACTTTAGTCTTACAATCTTCAAATAATTCTTTTGCTGTGTCTGGATTTGGATGTGTAGTTTTATAATTTTTCAGACTATCAGTCATTTCATCACTATTTGTCTGCAACATTGACCAAAAATTATACAATGGTTCGTATAAATCATTGACCCAAATATTTAAATTAGGAAATTGTTTAGTTACCCACAATGCAACAGAACCACCTCCTAAAAATGGTTCTCTATACTCTTTAAAATTAGTCAAATCTGGAAAGAATTGACTAATTTTTGTGATTGCCCTGCTTTTTCCGCCTGGATACCTTAGTGGAGTTTTTAGAGTTTTCTGAGAAATCATAATAACCAAGTTGTGATAATAAAATGTTTAACCACACTATCGCAATAATCAATACAAGTGATTCAAATAAGGGTATTGGTATCAAAATAATCCTCCAATGTAATTTGAGGTTGCCATGATAACAAAGTATTTGCTCTGTCTATATTAGCAAGAGTTTCTCTTGCTTCACCTAATCTTTCAGGAATGTTTACAGTATTATTAGATATAAACGACGCAACTTCGTTGACAGAATAATTTACACCAGTGCCAATATTCACAACTATTCCAGAATAGTTTGTCATCATAGCATTTATGTTTGCCTCTACTACATCATTTACGTGTGTAAAATCTCTTCGTTGTTCACCATCACCAACTATGGTCAAAGGTTCTCCACGTTTTGCTTGCTCCTCGAACAGTCCTATTACTGGTGCATACTGTCCTTTTAGTGGTTGACGAGGACCGTAAACATTGAAGTATCTCAGTGTTATAGTTCTCAGTCCATGCAATTTGAAATACATCTGACATAAAGATTCAGCTCCTACTTTACTTGCAGAGTAAGGGTTTAGGCAATCAGTTGCCATATCTTCTTGTAAAGGTGGTTTGTTTGCCAAACCATAAGAAGATGATGTGGAAGAATTTATAAATCTACGAGCACCCACTTGCCTTGCACATTCTAACATGTTGTATGTGCCTAGGTAGTTTGTTTCCAAACACTCCCTAGGGTTTTCCATAGCAACTTGTATTCTACTGTGTGCTGCTAAGTGAAAAACATACTCAACACCGTCAAACAAAGGACGGCAAGTATCGAAGTCTCGTATATCGACAATATGATTTTGAGCGTGATCATCGTACCAATTGAAAGAATCGTTTGATTCAGCAGACTCATTATCTATAACAACAACTTCATGGTTGTTTTGTAATAATTTGCCTACTATGTGGGAACCAATAAATCCTGCTCCACCTGTTACTAAACATTTCATTTGAATTCGCAATTACACATAATTTCTGTAAGAGCTGCCAATAAATTTATTTCTTGATCAGCAGCGAAAGCAGATTGATATTGATATTTTGCAATAATCAACACTGCCTCTGGTATAGATTTAGGTTTCATGTATTCATATACTGAATCGTAAACCTTTCTTAGTATAACATTAGTATCGTTATCTAGGTTTTGAACTATCCATTTCCTAACATTTGGAAACTCTTTTGCTTTTAAATAATCTGTAAGTTCTTTTATGTTTACATTATCTAAATTGGCAAGTATACCAACATCTATTTCTCCTCCCACAGAATATCTTTGACACTCATTCAAAACCCTTCTCCAATCAGGAAAATATTTACTTATAAGTTCTGCTATAACCTTTTTATCACCTTTTACATTTTCTGCTAAAAGAATTTCATTTATTCTTTTAAAAAATTGTGCTGCGATTGATGGTTTATCATGTCTACTAATACTAAAGTCAATAACAGAACACCTGCTATGGAGAGGTTCGATGATTTTGTTTTTATAGTTGCAGGTGAAGATAAATCTACAGTTTTTATAGAACGCTTCAATGTTTGCTCTAAGAAGGAGTTGTACATCGGAAGTGGTATTGTCTGCTTCGTCGATGATGATGACTTTATGTTTCGACTCGCTCGTAAGAGAGACCGTAGACGCAAAGTTCTTCGCATTGTTCCTAACAGTGTCGAGAAAACGTCCTTCATCCGATCCATTAATGACATAATAGTCTGCTCCTAATTGTGTGCACAGTGCCTTTGCAACCGTAGTTTTACCAATGCCAGGAGGACCCGACAATAAAAGATTAGGAATCTCGCCAGTATTTAGAAAATCCTTGAACGTATTTTTGATGCGATCAGGAAGAATACAATCGTCAATAATTTTGGGTCTATATTTTTCAACCCATATAAAATCACTCATGATCTAATTTTTTTATCTGGAAAAGATTTGATTTTTGATATTTTTTTATCTTCTTATATTTTTTTAGCACATCTGCAAGCACATCCTTATTGATGCGTACCTTAGGTTTTTTTTCTTCATCCATATATTGAGTCAGGTTCTAGTGCAATAAAGTATGTAAGTTTATACTTTGGATTATAAAACCTTGCCAAATTTTTACTACTAATAGCAACTTGATAACTACCCGAAACTAATTTTATATTTTCTATTTTAAAATTGAATGAGAAATTTTTATCAGTTTGACTAACAACAATAGCAAACTCATTAGAGGTGTCGTTCTTACGATCATTGACAACTAACTTAGTAACACCCTCAGATCCAACAACGGATAAATCAGGTAAACCAAGAATAGAGGCAGACTTCATAATCTTTGTCAATTGATCCTCATTCAAATTGAATGTAATTTCTTCACTAGGAAGAGTCATTTCTTTTTCTGGTGGTGCAATAATTACACTAGGATCAGAAAAGAAGTACTTAGATCTCTGATGTGTGCCTGATTTTATATGTGCATAGTTAGGATTAGTTGATACATCAATATCAGCATCTTTGTAAAGAGACAGTGTATTCAAAAATTGTGGCAAATCATACACAGCAAAATCTTTAGGTATGAATTCCTCTATCTCTGCCTCTGCTAATACATTTTTCATAACAGAGATCGTACGTAACTTCCTACCTTCTCTAAAAGATAGTGACTGATTGATAGTTGTAAAGTTCTTGAGAATTTCTAAAGTTTTGTCAGATAATTTCATAGCAGGTCGCAGTTTCATTGTAAGGTTACTTGTCATAATCTACAGTAAATGCAGATGGTTGATTGTTATAGATGGTAGATGCTTTTTCTTGTTTATCATTAAAATGAAGCAAGAGCACAGCATAATGGATTATCTTGATGATATCCTTTCGTGCTGTGCCCTTTCTATCATATCTTGAAGCATACTTTAGTATGTTACTTCTACAGAATGCTTCGGCATCTCCAACAGAGTCTATGAGATCTAGGGTTTGAACTCCTCCACTGCTGTAATGCCCTCTGTAAGTATTGCTTATATATTCAGAGATTTCATCTAAAATCTCTTTTTCACTGTACTTCATACATGTAGGTTAAATCAATATTAGTATAACACACTATCTAATTTCTTGCAATCTCTCCACTGCTGTTGATGCTTGTATTGCTGGTATATCATTCAATCCATTGACATCAAACCAAGGAGCATTTTCCCAGTCGAATCCTTCTCCAAATGTGTTATCTGCTTGCTGTACGTACCAATGGCACTGTGCATCTGGTATGTCTACCGCACATACAGTCCAATCATCAGTCCACTGTGGAACCTGTACATACAATACTGGCACGTCTGCATACGCTGTAGTAGACACACCAACAAGTATTGCAAAGGTCACTGCCCATGCAAATATTCTTGGAACCCAACTGATAGGCAATCTTCTCATACTAAACCTGCTATCCCTGCTACTGTTCCTACAATAACAAAGAATCCAAATTCTATCAACGGATAGTAAGGATTGTAAAATACTTTCTTCATGCGAATGCTATGTTACCTACGCCTGATGCGAGGTAGAATGCTATTAATGATGTGAAAAGAATGTGTTGCATTATGCTCCTTGATATACTGGGGTCATTACACCACCACCTTCGTCGTCATCATCGTCGTCGTTAGTGGCACGTAAAAATAATTCTAAAAATACTAAGGCACCTATGGGGTAGAAACACCATAGGATTGCCTGAAAGGGTGTGATAGTAGTTGGCTCTAAACCAGTCATACTTACACGAAACCAGGAATTAATTGTCCTGTAGTTAGGTATGCTCCGATACCTGCGATGATGCCAAGCATAGCAAGTCTGCCATTAAGTCTCTCAGCAACTAACTTTTCTTGTTCGATTGTCTTACCTTTACTAGGTGTCATTAGAATATACCTGGTATGATTTGACCTGTTGTTGCGTATGCTCCGACTGCTGCTACGAATCCTAGCATTGCCATCCATCCGTTAAACTTTTCTGCTTCTGGTGTCATTAGAATACTCCTGGTATGATTTGACCTGTTGTGATGTAAGCACCAATCAAAGCAATGAATCCAAGCATTGCCCAACGACCATTTACTTTCTCAGCATTTTGTGGATATCCTTCGTATGATACAGACTCGTCTATGTAAGGACGTGTTTCATTTGGGAAAGCATTTTGTCTTCCACCTGATTCAGTTGTTACGGTCATAATGATTATGTACTTATGTTACATATTATATAGTAAATATAAAGTTTTGTAAAGTATTATTACATTAGTTACACTTATAACATCTATTATTACACCTTATCTTTCGCATCAAAAATCTTCAAAGTGACTGACATCAGTATGGCAGCAGGTACCGTGGTGAGAAAAATTATCATCATAACCATCACAATCATGTTAGCGATATCTGACATAAAATTTACTGAAGTGTTACTATTTATTACAATATTGTGTTACCCACCCATGCACGTTATTCTTCATCACATGTGCAGTCATATGTACCCCTTCTATTAGGACGATACAACCTAATAACATTGG